CCCCGGGATGCAAGGGCTGTTTCTATGCTATTGTATCCCGGAGTGGGGCGTTACTTTGCCCCTTGGTGCCAAACCTAGGAAATGTTAAGGTTTAGCATGACAAACGCCTTCCAGCGCTTGCCAAAGTCAGCATTACGCTGACCCGGTCCGAACCAGTCCCATCGTGGACTACTTCGGACACAAGTCTGAGAAGACCGTCGCGACATGCGAGGTACAACCTTCCCATTCCTAAGAGTACCAGCCAGAGCCGCCAGGAGCACCGCTTCTGGGTTATTAACCCATCCACGTATACTCGGAGGTCGACACTCAACATCTGTTACATCTATCTCGAATACCTTTTGTCTATAGATCCGGTAAATAAAACTACCATTTCTATTAAACTTGGGCTTCTTGATAGCGCAAGACGGAAGCTTCACTCCATGGATGTCCATTTCATCAAAAGGAATAGGCAAAAGCCTACAACCTTTTAAAAGGAATGAAACAGTCTCATGTAGTACGATCCCGTGCTGCGCGCTCCAGTTATTAAGTCGATTCACGGCTGAATACATATCATGCATATCAACGAGCTGTTTAATGTAAACACCTCTGACATTAACGCCACAGAAATAATCGTGGCCGCATGATTCACGGAACAAGCCGTCGTTAAACGACTTATCTACGTTAACGCTAAAGCCACATAATGATAGCATTCGTACGGTAAGGTTATAAGCCTTTTCCATAACGATGATATCATCGCCAAAAACGGCGAAGTTGCCAAGCGAATGTATGCCAGGACGGGATAAACTTATATCCATGACCCTGTATACACCGTAGACTAAGCTAGCAAACAGAAGAGTTTGAAGGGGAAACGTAAAAGCATTTCCCATCGAACTCACCATATGCAACTCAACTATGGAGCCGTCTGGAAGGACGGTAACTGGGGAACGACATGTTTCAAGCCAGTACATTACCTGACTTGGAAACATAAAGTTCGCCAGCCCAAGGCTGAGTGAGTCTGAAGCAGACGATAGATCGATAGTACCAAATCTATTGTTGCCATAAGACCCTATCCGAGCAAGGACGCGATTCTTATCGGGCTGCGAAGTTAGGTCAATACCTATGACCTGCTTAAGCCGCCTTTCGAGGACGCGCCCTATACCCTTCTGTAATAACATATTACAGACTGGCTCGGTTGCAATGGTTCTGCTTATTTCCGCTGTCTTAGGAACAAAACTGAGGCGACTCCCCTTAACAATCTCACAACCGCGATTTCTTGATCTAATAGACTCAACGTTAGACCATGTGCGATTCGAAGAGATTGCGTGCACATATAAGTCGTGCACAAGTGAGCTTGTAGCAGCCATCGTAGAAGTTCCGACTTTCGAGAGAAAGTCAGTACTTCGAGCACCAATGTTTGCTCCGTTGCCAAGACTAAAGCCTTCAGCTATCTTAGAATAAGACAAAAGGATTTCTCCTTTTGCATCATTCGGATAGAAGAAGTCATAGATAAAGCTTTTGGCTTCACCTAAAGCGATTGTCTCGACTTCGGTCATGCTAGATGAATCGAGTTGCCATTCAGAACATTTAGAATTGATCTTTAAGAACAACTCTAATGCTTTGCTATCTGCACGATTGTTAGTCCCACAAGAAAATTTCTTGAGGATTGACTTTCGCAAAGATTGCATTGCAACTGTTCTTGGTGCAACTCCTGGATATAGTTCAGTTGAACCATCCCATCCAGCACGATACAGGTCCAAGTCAAGGAGGACTGGAATAGTACCAGCGTAATCACGCATAGCATCTCCAATATCAACGAACACATTTCAGGCTCTCTTCAGAGCGGAATTTTGACGAATCTACAACAATTAGAGGATACCGGAGACAATACTATCTCCTTCTCCACTAGATTGTTGCCAGACTGCGCCAAAATGCGCTGCAAGAGCTGCCCGGCAGTTGGCAGCGTCATACGTATCACTACCAGCAGGCACGTCGATAATCGTCGTGACCTGCATAGTAGCGTACGGCTGATTCGCCAACGGGGTCACACCCTTACGGGTGATCACCTTAAACGTGTTACGAGGTACGTCCTTTACAATACCCGTTGTCGGATTAGGTTTTCCAAGAACTTTGAAGACCTTAGGCCGAGTAAACGTGCAAGTAAAGGGAGATGCAACAGAATGCGTAGTTACACCAGCTTGCGTACCGCCTAACGATGTAACAGCCCACTGCTTCCCGTTATTATCGGGAGCTTGGTCAGCTGTGAACGTATAGGTTGGGGACGTAAAACCAGTCTGCGCAGCCCCTGTGAGGGGCGATGAAATGGAAACAGTCATTACAGTGCTCCAAAGTTATCTAAAGCTATGATGTCGTGATTTACGACGGAAATAGCTTTGAGGGTACAAGGCATTAGCCTGGGCAAGTAGCGAAACCATGTTCATCACATGATTAGCTGATTGACCAAGAGTAAACTCTAACCGAGGAAGAGGAACTGAATCAACCTTGGTTCGGCTAATTGTCTTGCGCGTAAGTGCAAACTGCTGGGGACTACCTTCCATACTAGTGACAAACGTAGGTCCCTTCTGTAATGCTAGATAGCCAGGATCTTTCTCGATAGTCCCATAATAACGGGAGAATCGTCGAAGAGTCCGAACTATATAGATAACATTAGAGGTCGACGTGACACTAGCATTAAGGATATCGTCTACATTGACGAAATAGTCCACGAGAAACGACCAAGGGAGAAGTTCCCAGGCCGTGGGTATGAACTCTGAAGGCTGAAAGCCAAACAAAGCCCAGTCATCCCACATAGTCGCTTCTAACTCGCGCTTTATGGCTGCCTTATAACGTATAGTATTTCGCTCTTCCCATTTTACTTTGGCTCGCGTTGGAACTTGCGAGGTACCACAGTAACTTGTGACGGTCGAAAACTTGTCATAAGACGAAAGCTCAGATGATCGGTCATATTCCTTCGTAAACGATGCTTGTATATGTTCTACAAGATTCGTTTTCTCCGAAATAAGCCTTTCATAAGCTTTTGCAGCTGCTTCCATATCGGAAATCAGCGGCACCCAGCCAAAAGCATGTTCGAGCCAAAGCCCGCCAATCGCCTTAGGGACGTCACCAGGCCTACCTTTGAATCCCTTTCTTTTACGTAGGGAGTCGAGAAAGTGTCCTGCTGAGTCCTGTAGCGCTTTAGCCGGCTTACGTAACATCCGATAAGTTTCTGCAAGTTCACCTAAGAAAGTTGGGGCGGACCACTCTTGCCTCAACGATCTTAGCTTCTTGTAGAACTTACTGGACGCCCCATTCTGAACCTCGGTAAGGTCTTTGCTAGGAGGTTTAACTCTGCGATCGAGAAAGCCGTTATTAACAGCAATCGCGCCGCGAACCTCCTGTACTTGGTGGTAGTATGGTGGAAACTTGTAATCACAAGTACTCACTATTCTACCGTAAGTATATCGGATAGTATCATACGTCGCCGTCATAGCCGACGTAGCGTCCTGATGGCTAGCAATCTTCTGTCTCCAGTTGTTCACGGCAGTACCATCGCGGGTCGCTGTGCGAGTTAGAGTCTGAGAACGACTCCACTTTGCAGGCGGCCCGCCTGGTCCAGTCGATGAACAATCGTTTTCAGAGAAAGCTGGCCAAGAGTACGAACTATCTTTTATCACTTTCCAAGAGCCTTGCCAAGTACCTTGCGAGCAGTTTCAGCAAGGTCAACCTCAGCGTCGGAATCCCTGAGGATTTTGTCCTCAAGCATCCGCCGTTGCTCCATTACGGAAACGATCTTGGTCGATGCAATCGACTCCGCTCCAGAGTACACGACGTACGTACCGCTACCGAGAATACCGGCAGCAGCACACACCGCCAGTGACTTTTGAAACGAGTCTTTCATATGACCTCCATCGTTAGGTTGTTTCAGAACAGTTCTACAGCAAGGTTAGGATCTTGTACCAGAAAAATCAAAGGGTACAACTTCCCAGTCACATGAGCCTTGGCCTGTCGGCCGAATACTGAAGTCCGCTTTAACGGGATTCAGATTCAGCTCACGTAACCTAGCCTTGTGGTAGCGAACAAATCTACCAAGTTCGTGAAGCACCTCTTTTTTCGCAAAAAGCGGTAGCTTCATAAACTCTGCTGCTGAAAAGACCTGTATTACCGCACTACCGTGACTATAGACCGTAATGGTCAGTTTTCCAAAAAGATCATTACTCACAATTACTTGTGACAAGGTATTTCTCCTTAGGTTTGAGTCAAAGTAGATTAGTCGTACAGGTCAGGAAGAACGAGATGGAATCTCTATCTCAGACGGGTAGCACCCGTCCAAGAAGGCCCC